ATATCCTTATATGACAATAGAGATTTTGTCTGTGCAATGACAGCCGAATCAGCAGAAGTTTCCATCCACTGATAGTATGCCTTAATAAATGCACCAAAATTAGGATTATCTTCCCTTATGAATTGAGGAAGCTGAGAATCAATAAATGTGCTTACAGTATTAGTAATAGCGGTCATGGCGATTATTGATCGTTAACATCCGTTAGAGATACTAGGATTGCATTGACATCATTAGGATCAATAGTCAGAATGTTTTGCTTGGAAGAAGAAAATGATAAAACATCTGGTTGCACAAGAATTTTAAGAATACCAGATGTATTTGATATCGCAGTAGGAGCAAAATTATTCAATGTTATAATACCATCAACATAATTAATAACCCCGGCAACATCATTTAATATAATTTTATTATTATTAGTATCGTAATAATATGTCCTCAAAGTTCCTGTCTTTCCTTGTAGTGTAGAATTGAATGTTGCTCCGCTGCCGCCGCCTCCCGATGCAGTAACGGTTGCAGTAGTATATTCAGATCCTGGGTTGTCTATAATTACGGATGCTACCTTACCATTGACAATGATAGAATAGGCATTTGCGCCCACACCATCACCTATTACAGTAAGAGTAGGAGAAGTAATATATCCAGAACCAGGATTAATAATATCTACCTCTTCCAAACCAGAAAAGCTATTTGGTGTTTCTTCGATATATGCCTGGCGAGAAGTACCACTCAAGTCATTAATAGAAAATGCTGGTGTAGAGAATAATCTATCGTTTGTAGTACCACGTTTCAAAGGGAAACCAATGGTAGTTGTATATATGGCACTGACATTCAAGGCAGGAGTCAGATGTTTCTCAATATAGATGGTTGCCGTAGAAGATAAAATAGAGATTTCAGAATCATCAATCGCACGCAACATACGAGAAAGACGAAATTCTGAATTAAATGTGTTAAGGTTTAGATTTGCATAATTATTAATTGCATTGATAATAAGAGAACTAATCTGACCAGTATTTCTTGTAGTCTGTGTAGAATCATATTCTGCATCGATTGCAAGAACGATATAATTATAATCAACATCAACAAATTCTGGCGTGACAGTAAGAATAGAGATTGGTTTGATAATCTGGCTAATTACAAATTGTTTTTGTGCTTCTGTGATTGCGAAACCATTCTTTGGTTTCGCAGAAATAAACACTTTTCCATAGACAGGAGGAACTTCATCTTCGCCCCCCCAAATAGTAACAGCATCGAAATATGGATAGTTCTTATTAATCAAGGCAATATAATCGTTTACAGTAATTGCACGATTTTGAGCAATATATGATTTTGGTGCATTGAATTTAATAGAAGCAACATCCTCTATTACAGAACCACCGGCAGAGCCAGCAACAGTAGTAGTATTTGATGTAGAACTAGAAAGAACAGCAGATTTCAATTGGAATGTCTGTAGATCATTTGCCACATTCGCATTGGTAATAATATAGCTGACTACAAGAACAGAACCATTATCCAGATTTGCTCCTATGATGCCGTCTCCAAAATAAATCTGGTAGTTACCATTGGTTCCTTCTTGTAGGAAGTATACATTATCGGTAGCTCCTACCTCTGTAAAGTCCGTAGCAAGAGTAAATTTGGTCTGTTGGATATTGGTAGGAGATTGCTGTACAATAACCTGAATAGTAGAAGTATCAATATTTTGATCTGTAAGATCGAATGTCTGAGTAGAATTAGTTGTTGTATCGACAAGAAAACTTACTACGGTAGGTGCACCTTCCTTAATAATAACATTAGGAAAGAAAAAAGTATTTCCAGATGCCTGTACCGTAACATCATCCAATGTTACAAAGTTATATGAATTGCCAGAAAGTGCCGCTGAACCAAACGAGGTAAATCTAGGTAAAGTCAATAAAACCGTGTTATCTGTATTAGACTTTGTAATTGCAACATTAATGGTTGCCTGGGCGGCAGTAGCGGATTTAGGAGTATAGCCAAGAGACTTTGCATGAGAAACGACGGTTTGACGAAGTACGGCAGTATCCAAAAACATTTCATTTGCGATCATGTTCATATAGAATGCATTATAGTGTGTATTATATGCAAGTATGTCTAGCAATACATTGATCGCTGCACCTTCAAAGTTATAGTCCTGAAACTGTGTCTGATTCTGTAGGAATGATTTCAGACTAGCCTTGAGAGAATCAAAGTCTATATTTGTAAGCTGAATTTTGCTATTTGCGCTCATCTAATTCTCTCTAAAAATACTGTTATTGTTATAGGATCAGGAAGTGTAATAATAGAGAATTCTATTGTCACATTATAACCATCACCGGTGATATCAGACGAAACATACACACCTAATACATCGGCTCTAGGTTCAAAATTCTTTATGACAACATTAATCTCATTAGAAAGTAAATTTGCCGTAATATTATCACAAGGTTCAAATAGCAATCTTCTTAGGTTTCCACCAATCTCTGGATGAAATGGCTTCTCGTAATATGCCAATTGAAGAAGATTCAATACTGCCTGAACAACGGCGGCGCTTCCTGTTACTTTTGTCAAATCACTAGTAATAGGATTCGGAATAAAAGACACATTAAAGTCACTGTATGTGCGGGTATTTAAACTCATAACCAAATCCTCTTACCAGTTATTTCATCCTTTTTCCATGATCTACCTTTATAGATTTTGCCAGGATTTAAATCTCCCATATGAGAAATTGAAATCTTTTGTTTATGAGAATTTGTTAATTTTTTACCTAACTTAGCCTTACGAAACTTTTCTTTCATTTCTATAGACCATGGTTTGCCTTTATTATTTCCTGGTATTAGATTCCCTTTATTGGCTTTTCCACATGCACTAAAAACCATTTGTAATACTTCTTCTTGACCTATTTGTCCACTTAATGCTTTCCAAGCAATTTCGTCTTGCCAATGTCTATACATTAACCATAGTTGTTTATGCGCTTCTGCATGTTCTTCAATAGTTAATTCTATAAGATTAGAGGGATCGTTTGATCCACCCATATGTTTTGGAATTATATGATGTTCATGTAACATACGGTATTTAGACTCAACTTAAAAACAGAGAACGTTCTTTTGCACGTCTTGCGGATAGTGCAGGAAGCGTCTTCCCGGCTGCTTTGTTCCATACCAGAAATGCATCACCGGCAGCACACCATTGAGAAGCATTAATGCGCTTACGGAGCGTAGATTTAAGGAAATTTGATCCTCCGATATTATACATCAGACTCAGACATGCGTCTACCATATTTTGAGTTAATTGTACAGAGATTGCCTGACGAAGTGTAGGAAGAAATGTATTGTTAATAGCATCCTCTAGGAAGCTTTCGGCTGTAGCACGACTGATTAGTTCACCTATCGTAACAGGCTGACCGATTGCCGATGCAGTACTTCCATAGCCGATTGTGAGTGGTTCTCCACCGGTTGCAGGATCAGGATAGGCAGTTACTGTATCGGCAGAAACAACCTTTGCAAAGCCTTCTGATGCTTTTATGAGTGCCAATCCACTAGCTCCAATTGCCCAACTAGAAGAATCTGAAAGAAATGTTACTTTTGTAGGATCAAAAGTACATGGTTGTGAAGGTATATTTGCTGTATTTGCATCTGGTGGAACGAGACTACCATCACCAGAAGTATTAAGAAATTGTTGCTGTTTGAATGCAAGTCCAGTCTCAGGATCGTAATTAGGTAAGAATGGACCCGGAATTGGCACAGGAACATCTTCTGGCAATGCCTCTCCTGTATTCTTAGTCATAGCAGAAATAGGACCACCAATTCCTGTAGGTGTTCCTGCAACTGCCGCCGATGCAGAAGAAACAGAACCAGTAGGTACAATAGTTCCGAATCCGCCTTGTGGGTCCATTACTTGATTAGATACAGTTCCTGTCAAAGCAATACTTCCACCACCCATAGAAATCAATCCTACACTCATATTAGGAGCAGTAAAATTACCAACCCCCGATGCCTTTAAATTAAGGTCTCCGGTAGAAGTAATAGAAGTAGCAGGAGAAGTTTCATCTAGAGATGTTTTTCCAGTAGAGTGTATAGTTTCAGCAATTGCTGAAAAATCATTTGTAATATCAAAATTAGCAGAATTTGCTTTGACATTAAACGCACCACCAACAGAAAAATCCATATCTCCTGCTACATTGGCAGTCATCTTTCCGCCACCCTCTAGAATAATATCACCTTTCACACGGATAAGAGCATCACCGTCGATAGTTAGCATTACTGTTCCCATGACATGCACATGATCGTCTGCCATGATTACTGTATAATTACTCTTAGTAATTTTTTCTACTTTGGTTCCTGTAGGAAACCACTCTACATAGGAGCCTGTTCTATGAGCAATATGTACACGTTCAAATCCTGGTGTATCATCCAGTTCAAATACATGACCAGATTCTGTCTCAGTTGCCTGATTGTATGGATACAAAGGATTATAGGCAGGATACGGTTCACTCCATATCTTTCCATTAGCAGTAAGAATGCTTTTATCCAGATTAGATTTACGTGCTTGTATAACAGTATTTGCAAGATTTTGATAGGATGCAACACCGGTAATACTACTCTTATCCAATTCATCTTTATTGGGATGACGAAGAGATTCTAATACTGCCGTATCTGCCGTATTTGCTTCTGTGAGGATAATACCAGAACCATCTATATTATATTTTCTAGATATAGGATGTTTAGGAGCATATTTTAATGTTGCTTGAGAACGAAGATCATTAAAGCCCAATCCTACATTAGGAGGACTAGTAAAATATCCGGGAATAATTCCCAATACTACAGGATATTGTCCATTACGACCATCAGTAAAAAAACCAAATACTAGGTCTGCTTCTCTAGGTGTTCCGAATGCACGAGTATTTACTGCATGAGATACTGATGCCCATGGAAGATTCACAGTAGGAATATCTGTCAAGGAATTAGAATGCCAGCCAAATATACGTACCTGAACTCTTCCTAAACCTAATGGGTCTTGACGGTTCTCTACAATACCATACCAGAAAATAAATTCCATTCCCATAAAATTCTTGTCTAATATTGTCATGATTTAATCAATCCTGAAATTGTC